ACCATTTCGCTAAAACCACAGGAGAAACCGAAATGAAGATTGAACTGGTTCCGCTGGATCAGGTGATTCCCTATGCGCGGAATCCAAGGATTAACGCGCACGCGATTGAGAAAGTGGCGGCGTCCATCAAGGAGTTTGGCTTCCGCCAGCCGATTGTCACCGACAAGGAAATGGTGATCGTCGTCGGGCATGTGCGCTTTGAGGCGGCCAAGCGACTGGGCTTAAAGAAAGTGCCGGTACATGTGGCCACGGAATTAACGCCGGAGCAGATCAAGGCCTATCGCATCACCGATAACCGCGTGGGCGAAGAATCGGAATGGGACAAGGCGCTGCTCCAGCTGGAGATCACCGAGCTGGATGACGCCTCCTATGACACCGACATGCTGGGTTTCAACGCGGAGGAACTGAAGGAGATTCAGGCCTCGCTGGAGGAACTGGCGGACGGCTTCGGAGATGATGAAAGCGACGACATTGAAGAGGCTGACACTTCCGCCCGGATTGGTGGCTACACATTCCCCATCCCGCGAGAGCAATATCTCGAATGGCTTGAGGCCATGAAGCAGGAAGTGGGTTTTGAGAAAAAAGAGATTATCGCAGAACTGAAGAAACGGCTCGGATTATGAAACTGGTAAACGTCACAGATATTGCGCCTTCCACCTATAATCCGCGTGTGGCAGACCCGGAGCGGCTGGATTTGATTGAACTTTCGCTTCGCAAGCTGGGCTTCCTGCTTCCGCTTTATGCCACGCCGGACGGGGAAATCATCTCCGGCCACCAGCGCCACCATGTTGCCTGCCGGATGGGGGTAACGCAGGTGCCGCTGGAAGTGACGCGCTCAATGGATTTGGCAGAGCGCAAGGGCGTGAACGTGGTGTTTAACCGCGCCACCAATGATTTAGGCCAGAGCGACACGGTGGCGGACATGAATGCCCGGATGCAGCTGGCGGATGTGCGTAAGCTCGCCGAAGGTCTGCCCGACAAGGCGGTGGATACGCCGGAATTCTACCCATGCCTGAATGCCAAGCCGCATCCTATCGCACCATTTCTGAAGGCGAACACAGGCCGCTGGAAGGGCTATTCGCTGAACATCGCCAAGACGCTCAAGCGGCGCGGAATCATGATGCCGGTGGTGGCCACGCGGGATTACCGGGTGGTCAATGGCATTGGCCGCTTGCAGCACTGTGCCGAATTGGGACTGGAACAGGTGCGGGTGGTGTTTGTCACTGACGCAGAAGGCCAGCTGGCGGAAGCGATGCTCAATTACCTGTCGATGGATTTTGACATTCATCGCCGGTACGAGGATCTGCTGCGCCATAATTCTTTCCGGCGCCTGCGTCAGGTGCGAAACAGCCTTGGGCGCGGATTCATCTTCGCGGTGGCGGGGGATTCTACCGCCAAGGCCTTTGATATTCACGAGGCCGCTAACCGCGAACGCTGGATCAAACAGCATGGACGCTGCGTGCTGGATTTCGGCGCGGGGCATTTGCATGAAACCCGCATCCTTCGCAGCATGGGTATCACGGTCACGCCGTTTGAGCCGTACCGGGTGGGCGAAAGCGATGACATCGACAAGGAAGCCAGCCTCGCGCTGACGCGGGAGTTCCTGCACGCGATTGGCACGCAGAAGCTGCGCTACTCGTCCATATTCATATCCAGCGTGTTAAACAGCGTGCCGTTTCAGGCCGACCGGGAGCATATCGCCTGTATCTGCGCGGCGCTGGCGGATGAGTCCACGCAGCTTTACGCGGTGGCCTCTGCCATCAACCATATCAACATCAAGCAACTCAGCGGTTACCACTCGCTGAATGAACGGCAGTCCGGCGCGGTGCTGTTCAAGCTGGATTACGAACCGGGCATTACGCTGGGCGATATTGCCACTTCGCCGAAAGTGCAGAAGTACCACTCGCAGCGGGAGTTTTACGAATTGTTCAAGCAATTCTTCCTCGCGGTGCAGGTAGATGAAAGCAACAGCAACGTGCAGGCCATTTGCGGTAAACCACGGGAAATCAATCTTAAAAGACTAAAAGCAGCACTCGAATTTGAGTTTGATCTTCCCTATCCTGATGGCAGCCGCATGGGGCTGGTGGCTGAAGCGAAGCAAGCCTTTTCCCGGCGGCTGGGAGTGAAGTTATGATTATTCTGCTCGATCTGAATTATACGCTGGTGGCCAATAGTCATGAGAAGCGCAAACCCTTCGCCCTGCAAATCCAGCAGGAAACCTATCGCCAGTGGCTGGTGAGTCTGGTTGCACCCTATCACACCATCCTGATGACAGCGCGGCCTGAGAAGCACAAGCAGCCGACGCTGGATAGCCTGTATTTCAAGGCCGGGTGGGTGCCGCAGGAAGCGCATTTCAACCGCTATTACAAACCGCCGCATATCGCCAAGCGGATCATGCTGGAGCAGCTGGTGTTGCCAAAGCATGGGAGTAGTGGCGAGCAATATCTGGCGATTGAGAGCAACCCGCGCACGCAAGCCATGTATGCGGAATTCGGTATTCCATCCGTCAAAGTATTTGAGAACGAGCAATGGACAACACTTCCCACACCATAATGGACATACCGAAAGAATGGACGTTCGAGCACGCAGGCGTTGCCCAGAGTTTCAACCAGCATGTGCGCGAGCAACTGCCTTGGTATGATCTGGTCACCGGCGCGGTGGCGCATATCGCCCGCCATTATATCCCGCAAGGTGGGCTGGTCTATGACATCGGCGCATCCACCGGCAATATCGGCAAGGCGCTGGAGGCAGCACTCACCCAGCGGCAAGCGCGTCTGGTGCCGATTGAGCCAAGCGCGGAAATGTGCGGCCAGTATTCGGGACCGGGCAAGGAGCATCTGGTGCAAATGGATGCCTGCCGGTTTGATTATGAGCCGTTCGATGTGGCCGTGTGTTACCTCGTCATGATGTTCATGCCGGTGGGTGCGCGGGCGGCGTTTATTGCCAAGCTCCGCGCCTCACTGAAACCCGGCGGCGCGATTGTCATTGTCGATAAATGCGAAGCAGCAACAGGCTATCAGGCCACGGTGCTGTGGCGGTTGACGCTGGCGGGTAAAGTCGCGGCGGGGGTCAGCCCTGAGCATATCATCGCCAAAGAATTATCACTCGGCGGCGTTCAACGCCCGCTTGATCCTGCCATACTGGGAGAAGATGCAGCGGAATGGTTTCGGTTTGGAGAGTTTGCGGGGTGGATTATCACGTCATGATAGGAACCCTTCATGCAAATTCTTCACAAGGTAGCAGTCATTGCGCGGTTCCTGAACCTGACCGAACGCCGGGTGCAGCAGCTGGCGCGGGATGGCATCATCCCCAAGGCCGAAAAGGGCAAATACGATCTGGTGCGCTGCGTGCAGCACTATGTGCGCTATTTGCAGGATCGCGCCTATGGCAATGCCGATGCGCCGCGTGACACGCACCATGAACGCGCCCGGCTGATTAAGGCGCAGGCCGATAAAACCGAACTCGAAGTGGCCGCACTTCGCAACCAACTGATTCCGATTGAAACCATTGAACATGACTGGATGCAGCAAGTTTCTGCCTGCCGGATGCGGCTGCTTGCCATACCGAGCAAAAGCGCCTTCCAGATCACCGCCATGAAAGAACCGACCGAGATTGAGCGGTTCCTTAAAGCCGCGATTTACGAAGCATTGAGTGAACTTGCCCATGATGACGCACTACCAGAAACTGATGCAGAAAGTTCGGCAAGTGTGGATGCCCCCGCCGGAACTGACCGTAAGCCAGTGGGCGGACGAAAACCGAAAACTAAGCCCGGAAGCAAGCGCCGAACCCGGAAGGTGGCGGACTGACCGCGCACCTTATCAGCGCGGCATGATGGATGCGGTGAATGAACCCGGTGTGCGTGAGGTGGTGTTTATGACCTCCGCGCAGATCGGCAAAACGGAGATTCTGAACAACATACTGGGCTATTTCGTTCACCAAGACCCATCGCCCATCCTGTTTATCCAGCCGACGCTGGAGATGGCGGAGGCATGGAGCAAAGACCGGCTTGCGCCGATGATCCGTGATTCGGATGCGCTGACGGAACTGTTCAAAGACCCAAAAAGCCGCAACAGCGATAACACGTTGCTGCATAAGAAATTCAACGGTGGGCATTTGACCTTGGCGGGAGCTAACAGCCCGTCCTCGCTGGCTAGCCGCCCGATTCGGATTGTGTTGCTTGATGAGGAAGACCGCTATCCGGTATCGGCAGGCAGTGAGGGTGATCCCGGCTCGCTGGCGCAGAAACGCACCACCACCTTCTGGAACCGGCTTCTGGTATCGGCCAGCACGCCGACGATTGAAGGCGAAAGCAAAATAGAAGCACGTTACGGCCTGAGTGACCAGCGGCTGTTTTTCGTACCATGCCCGGAATGCGGCGCGTTCCAGACATTGCGCTGGGCGCAGGTGAAGTTTGACCGCAAAGACCCAGAGGCCGCGCATTACGAATGCGAGCATTGCGAGGCCATGCTGCAAGATAGCAGCAAGCCGTGGATGCTGGCGCGGGGCGACTGGCGGGCGCAGGCAGAGTTTGCGGGCGTGGTGGGATTTCACATCTCGGAGCTTTACAGCCCGTGGGTGCGCTGGGGCGAGATGGTGGCGAATTTCATGAAGGCCAAGCGCCTGCCCGAAACGCTCAAAGTCTGGGTAAATACCAGCCTTGGCGAAACATGGAAGGAAGCCACCGAGGGCGTGGATCACACAGGCCTGCTCAGTCGCAAAGAGAACTGGGGGCGCATCGTGCCGCAGGGCGTGGTGGTGATTACCGCCGGGGTGGACGTGCAGGATGACCGGCTGGAAGCGGAAATCGTCGGCTGGGGCGTCGGGCAGGAAAGCTGGTCGCTGCAATACCATGTGCTGCATGGTGACCCGGCGCAGGCCAAGCTGTGGGAGGATTTGGATCGCGTGTTGCGCCAGCCCTTCCAGCGTAGCGATGGGGTAAGTCTTTCACTGGGCTGCGCCTGCATCGACACCGGCGGCCACTATACGCAGAAAGTCTATGAATATTGCAAAGCCCGCGAGCATGACCGTGTGTTTGCCATTAAAGGCGCGTCACAAATCGGCAGGCCGTTGGTCAGTCGCTTCAGCCGTACCAACAAACTGCGCGTGAAACTGTTCACGCTGGGGACGGATACGGCCAAGCAGATGATTTACGCACGGCTGAAGATTCACCAGCCCGGAGCCGGTTACTGCCACTTCCCCGCGGAATACCCGGAGGATTACTTCCGGCAACTGACGTCGGAGCGCGTGAAAACCAAATTCGTCAACGGCCACCCCACGCGGCACTGGGTGCTGGCCAAGGGGCAACGCAACGAGGCGCTGGATTGCCGGGTGTACGCGCTGGCGGCGCTCTACATCCTGAACCCGAATCTGGATGCGCTGGTGCAGGAAATGGAACGCGAACGGATTACGAAGCAAAAACCGGAACCCGCCACGCCCGCAAGCGATGGCTGGGTGGGATTTGATGACTGGAATTTTAATTAAAGGAACTCTCTATGGCACTCACTCTTGAACAGGCGCAAACCGCGCTGGATGCGTGGATTGCGGCGGATTTGGCCGTGGCCAAAGGCCAGAGCTATTCCATGAACGGGCGTAGCCTGACACTGGCCAACAGCCGAGAAATCAGGGAACAGATTCAGTATTGGGAGCGGCGCGTGCAGGCCTTCCAGCAAGTAATTCAAAGTAACCAACAAGCAGCCTTGGCGGATTTCAGCGATGTTTAACATTTTGGACAGAACCATAGAGATATTCTCGCCGGAGGTGGCACTGCGCCGCGATACGGCGCGGAAGATTCTTCATGCCCAGCGTGCTTATGAAGCCGCGCAACCCTCCCGCCTGCGGAAAATCAAAACCGATGCAGGCAGCGGCGATGCGGTGGTGGAACGCGCCGGGGAATCGCTCCGCCTGCAAGCCCGCTATCTGGATGAAAACCATGATCTGGCGCGGGGCGTGCTGAACTGCCTTGTTAATAACGTGGTCGGGCGCGGGATCACCATTGAGCCGCAGGTTAAGCGTGCCGGTGGTGAGCTGGCCAAGGAGGTCAACGAGCAGCTGGTGGAATTATGGGAAGAATGGATTCGCTTCCCGGAAGTGACGTGGGAACTGCACTGGAACCAGATGCTCCGCCTGCTGGCGCGGTGCTGGTTTCGTGATGGCGAAGTGCTGGTGAAACATATTGAAGGCACAGGTGCTTCGCTCGATCACGGCACGCTGGTGCCGTATTCGCTGGAACTGATTGAAGCCGATTATCTGCCCTTTGACTATAGCGACGAAAAACGACGCATTATCCACGGCGTAGAAAAGAACGCATGGCGCAAGCCGCGTGCGTATTTCCTCTACAAAGATCATCCGGGTGACCGGCATAGTTTTGTCACCAAACGCGATGTGAAGCGCTATCCGGCGGAAAAGATCATCCACCTGAAAACCGCTGACCGCATCGCGCAGACGCGGGGCGTGTCCATCTTCGCCAGCGTACTAACACGCATGGAGGATATTAAGGATTACGAGCTTTCCGAGCGATTGGCGGCGAAGGTAGCAGCCAGTATCTGCGCCTATGTGCGCAAGAATCTGGATGCGCCGATGAGTTCCACGCAGGTGGATGGCGCGGGCAACCGGCTAATGAAAATGCAGCCGGGGATGATTTTTGACAATCTCCTGCCCGGTGAGGAAATAGGCATGATCGACAGCAACCGCCCCAATGCCATGCTGGAGCAATTCCGCAATTCACAGCTTTTCCAGTATCTCGAAGGATTATAACGGCACCTACAGCGCCCAGCGGCAGGAGCTGGTGGAGCAATCCATCCATTACGGTGTGCTGCGCGATTATTTCATTGAACGCTGCGTGCATCCCATCTGGGAGCGGTTCGTGGATATGGCGGTGCTGTCCGGGCAGATCACCCTTGCCGAGGGCAGTATCAACCCGCGTTCACTGAAAAAAGCCAGCTTCCAAGGACCCATCATGCCGTGGATTGACCCGCAGCGTGAAGTAAACGCCGAGGAAAAAGCGGTGGCGGCGGGCTTCAAGTCGCGGTCACAGGTGGTGCGCGAGCGTGGCGGCAACCCGCAGGACGTATTCGAGCAAATCAAACAGGAACGCGAGCAGGAAGCCGAAGCTGGGATCAGCTTCAGCACCAGTTCGCACGGCAAAACCCAAAAGGAGGAACCATCCGATGACAAACCAACCGGAAATACTGACAAGGACGATTGATTTAACCTCCCGCTCCATCGTGGACACTGAAAGCCGCCTCGTGCGGCTTTCTTTTTCTTCGGAGGAACCCGTCACCCGCCAGTCGCTATTCGGCGATGCGTGGGTGGAAGTGCTGGGACACGCGGCGGAGGAAGCGGATTTCTCCCGCCTGAATAACGCCGCGCCGGTGCTGTATAACCATGACCGCAGCGAGCGGGAAAACCGCATCGGCGTGGTGGAACGGGCATGGATTGAAAATGGCCGTGGCTATGCGGAAATCCGCCTGTCCAAACGCGCTGAGGTGGAAGGTCTGTGGCAGGACGTGCGCGACGGCATCCTCCGCAATGTGTCGGTGGCCTACCGCATCAACGAGCGCAAACTGATCGAAGAACCTGAAAACCAGCCAGCCCGTTACCGTGTCGCCCGTTGGACGCCGATGGAAATCTCGCTGGTCGATATTCCCGCCGACGCATCCGTTGGCATTGGCAGGAA